GCCCCCCCCGCACATTTACCCAAATGGGGGCCGCCCCCCCCACAACTCTATTCAATCGCTTCTTGAAGAGTGGTTCCCGCAGGGACGTATCGAAGGCGTCGAATTCTGCATCGGGTCGCGCGGCGGCGAGGCTGGCCAGTCCCTTCGTATTCGCATCAAGGGCGACAAGGTCGGAGTGTGGTCCGATTTCGCTGCCGGCGAAGCCGGCGGCGACCTGATCTCGCTTTATGCCTATATCCACGACCTGCGGCCGGGCCAGGCCTGCGCCGCCCTCGCCGAGAAGCTCGGCGTCGAACTGACCGATTCCGACGCACCGCGCAGCGGGACGAAGCCGCGCATCGCTCCTGCGAAGCCAAAAACATCCCCTGATCCCGCGCCTGCGCAAGCGGACATAGGGGTAGACGCCCCGGCCGAGAAGAAAAATCGGACGCCTTGGAGCCCGATCCTGCCGGTTCCCGATGATGCCGGGCCATACCCGAAGGCGCACGTGGTGCGCGGCCGGCCCGAAGCGCACTGGGAATACCGGGACATCGCGGGCCGTCTGCTTGGCGTGATCTACCGCTTCGTCCGGTCGGACGGCAAGGGCAAGGAAGTGCTGCCTTGCGTCTTCGCGCGTCATCCGGATAGCGGTGCACGCGAGTGGCGATGGATGGCATTCCCTGAGCCGAGGCCGCTGTACTTACGCGGCCCGCATCGGCCCGAGCTGACGCTCCTGGTGGTCGAGGGCGAGAAGTGCGTCGACGCCGCCGTGGCGGTTGTCGCCGGCGAGCTCGAGGTCCTCTCGTGGTCCGGTGGCGGCAAGGCTGTCGGCAAGAGCGACTGGTCGAGCATCCGCGACCGGGACGTCATCCTGTGGCCGGATACCGACGCCAAGACCTACAAGGAAGGCCACGAGCGCGCAGGCGAGATCATGCCGGAGCACGAGCAGCCAGGCATGGTAGCGATGAACAAGGTTGCCGAGATCCTGCGCGCCCAGGGCTGTAACGTGTTCTTCGTCGACATTCCGGCGCCTGGCGACGTGCCTGACGGCTGGGACGTGGCGGACCTGATCGTCGGCGGCGCCGGCGCCGAAGAGGTGCTGGCCTGGGCCACCAAGCTGCGCCAGGCGCCGAAGGCTGCTGCCTCCCCGGCGCCTGCCGGCCTGCAGGCCGATAATGTGCCTGCCGAAGACGACGTGCCTGACTGGATCGGCGAGCAGATGGCTGCGCAGTTCGAAAGCCCTTCCACCCCACGTGCGGCTGGCGCGAGCGCGCGTTCACGCGAGCAGCTGCGCGCGATGCTGATCCCGACCGCAAATGGCGGGATCAAAGGTTGCAGGGAAAACGTGTACCTGGTGATGGAGAACGACGAGCGGCTGATCGGCCTGGCCGGGCTGGACCTGTTCTCTGGCCTGCAGGTGAAGCGCAGGGCAGCGCCGTGGCCAAGCGAACCGGGCGAGTGGACTGAAGGGGACGACTTCGAGCTCGGCATGTACATGGCGAAGCACCACGGCCTGCTGCTGGCGTCGATCGGCGACATCGAGCGCGGCGTGGCGCAAGCGGCACGTAGGCACAGCTTCAATCCGGTGGTGGAATACTTCGACCGCTGCGTCGACACGTGGGACGGTAAGCCCCGGGTCGCTACCGCGCTCAGCCGCTATTGGGGCGCGGCCGACTCAGAGTACCTGCGGCTGATCTCGACGATGTTCTTCATCGGCATCGTGGTGCGCGGGTACCGCCCGGGCGTCAAGAACGACCACGCGCCCGTGTTCGAGGGCGGCCAGGGCCGCGGCAAGTCGACGGCGCTGAAGGTGCTGGGAGGCCAGTGGTTCGCCGACACGCCATTCCGCATGGGCGAGAAGGACGGCTACTTGAGCATCCAGGGCGTGCTGCTGTACGAGGTGGCCGAGCTCGAGCAGTTCAACCGGTCCGAGGTCACGGCGATCAAGGCCTTCATGTCGAGCACCGTCGACCGGTTCCGTGAGCCCTACGGCCGCCGGATGAAGAACGTGCCCCGGCGCTGCGCCTTCGCGGCCACGACCAACGAGGACGCCTACTTCAAGGACACGACCGGCAACCGGCGTTTCTGGCCGGTGGAGACCGGCCAGCTGGACATCGACGCGCTGACTGTCGACCGCGACCAGCTGTTCGGCGAAGCCATCTCGATGATGAATGCCGGCGTCCAGTGGTGGCCGACCTACGAGCAGCAACAGCGCTTGATCGATCCAGTGCAGCAGAGCCGGGAGATTCCGGATCCATGGGCTGGCCGGGTATGGGAGTACCTGGAAGGCGTCGATGCCGATGGCAAGCCGACATCGGCTGGCAAGCTCACGCGCGTAACTGCGCGCGAGCTGCTGACCAGGGCGCTCTACATCGAGCTGTCGAAGATGGGGCCGGCGAAGGCGGAGACGATGCGTGTCGGCGCGATCATGCGCAAGTTCGGGTGGAGCAAGCACCGCGAGTCCAGCGGCGCACGCGAGTGGTACTACGAGCGCCCGGCAGCGGAAGCGGGGCAAGGGGCAGCAGCAGTGGAGAGCGATCTTGAACCGCTGCCATTCTAAGCATCCAGTCGGCGCCATGCCGGCGACTCACCAGGGATCGTGGGCGCATTTTGCGCAGGCGGAAAAGGTGCTGTCGTCGGTTGGCTCGATCGGTTTGCCTGGCCAACTTCGGCCAACCGTCCAACCTGCCTTTTTTGAGGTTGGACGGCCGAAACCCGCATGGAGACTGGCTCCGTCCAACCTCCCAACCTCGCCAACCAGCATGCGCCCGCACGTACGCGACGCGCACCCGCGTATACGTGCGCGAGTAGTCCCGGGCCGAATTCCGTTTTCTGGCAAACATCAAAAACAGGTTAGACAGGTTAGGAGGTTAGACAGAGCCAGCATCCATGCGGGTTCCAGCCGTCCAACCTTCACGCCAACCTTTGAAGAGGTTAGACGGCTGATCAACAGGAGGAGCAAATGACGCAAGGTAGCTTGAGAGAAAAGATGCCGGTCACCGCGGCACTGATCGACGAATACCGCAAGGTGTTCGGTGCAGGATCGATCGACGGGGTGATCAGGCGGGCGATGAAGGGCGAGCCGGTGTTTTACGCCCAGGAGAACGGGCACACGTTCGGGACGCCGAGCCCGGCCAGGGTGAGGGTGCAGTGGGACGAGCGGGGAATCCCCTACGTGCTCAACGCACCGCCGGACGAATAGCAGGGCAACGAAGGCACAAGATTCGCCAAGGGCGGCGGGAACAATGGAAAGGGATGACGCGATGGGAGTAGCAGTGCAGGAGATGGAAGTGGAACCGATTTTCGAGGATGCGGGCCAGGCTGTGCACGTGGCCTTCCTGGTGATGGCGCAGCCGGCCCGGCAGGACGCGCCGTTTCGCAAGGCGCTGATGCGCTCGATGGAGTCGATCAACCTGAGCACGGAGCAGCGCCACTGGCTCGACCAGCTGCGCGGCGAGTCGTCGGGCAAGGTCAACTTCGCGGGGCTGGACATGAACGAGGTCCGCGCCCAGTGCGTGATGATCACGCAGGCCGTGGCGACGAAGCTGCCGGACCCGGAGCGCTGGGTGCTGCTGGCCAAGTACGGCGAGATCGACTTCGAGGACATCGCAGGCGACGAGCCCGGTTCGAACCAGGTCGCCGCGGCGCTCGAGCGCGCGGCGAAAGGCCTACAGTCCGCGCGGGCGAAGATGCAGCAAGCCCGACGCGAGCTCGATACGGCGAGGGATCACTACCTGGCGATGCAGCAGCGGATCATGCCGCCTGGTGTACTGGAGTCGGCTCAGGAGCAGTACCACGCGGCGCGTGATGCCGGCGGGGAGGTGGCGCGCGCCGAGTCCGCCGAGCGCGCCGCGAAGATCGCACTGGAACGGCTGGGTGCATGCAGCCTGGTCGAGAACGGGCCGCGCGCAATCGGTAAGAAGGGTAAGGACGGCAAGCCCGAAGAGCCGCGCCGGCGGTTCGCATTCCCGGCCGAGCGTATCGCTGCAATCGACGGCCTGGCCCGGTGGTTCGCGCCGATGTTCCCGAGGATGAAGCCGCTCGCGCTCTGCTGCATGCTGGGCCGGATGTTTGCGCGGCACAAGAAGATCGACATCAGCGCGCGTGATCTGGCGGCACAGTTTGGCGGAAGCTATAGCACTTACCTGCGTGCCGCGATGAAGATGAAGAACCACGTGCGGCAACTGGAGGACAATGCGATCGCACGACTCGGTCCGTATCTTGCTGAACACGGTGTTATTTCCAGCGTTCAAGAAATGCATTGACGCAAGTGCACCAACCACGATACATTTACGCCATTCTCGAAGCAATTGCGTTCAGGACATAGATCGCCGCCCAAAACGCGGCTTTGACCCGCTTCGAAAAACCCCGCCTGGTGCAGACCACGCGGGGTTTTTTGCTTTCTGACCGCGTCTCCTGCGCTGTGCTCCACAGCGCTTTCGCCGGCCACGCGCCGGCGCTTTTTATTCTCAACGACGAAAGGTGGTGATCCTGTCTCGATCCGCTGCAGAGCGGGGGATACAACGATCGTTCATTCGTTTGCCTGGTTCGCCAGGCCTTTTTATTCGCAGGACCGCACGAGCATCTTAGACCGCCAGCCCTTGGCTCACAAGAGGCCGGCAGGACGGACCGTGCAGAGAAGTTGTGGATAGTGCATGCGTGTGCACAGGGGGAATCAATGGCCAATTCGATATCGATGGCCGACCAGGTCAGGCAGGTCTTGAAGAACCTGGATGACGTTGGCCGAAAGCATGTCCCTTTCGCAGCTGCCTTGGCCTTAACCAGGACAGCCCAGAAGGCACAAGCAGGCGTGCTGGACGTCATGCGCGAGCGGTTCGACCGGCCCACCCCGTACGCCCTCAACAGCCTGCGCATCGTGCCGGCGAAGAAGTCGGACGCGCAGCCGTTCGCGCGGGTCTACTTCAAGGACGATGCGTACAAGGGCACGCCGGCCAGCAAGTTCCTCACCCCTGAGATGTATGGCGGTGATCGTGGCGCCAAGCGCTTCGAGCGCGCGCTCATCGGCAAGGGCATGATGCGCGCCGGCCAGTTCGCCGTCCCTGCTGCCGGCGCCCAGTTGGACTCATACGGCAACGTCAGGCGTGCACAGATCGTCCAGATCCTCTCGGCGCTGCGGGCGTTCGGCGAGCAGGGTTACATGGCCAACCGCACCAGCAGCAAGCGAAGCCAGCGCAAGGGCGTCGCCGCGCAGTACTTCGTCGCCGCCTTCGACGGGATCGAAGGCATCTGGCAGCGCAAGCAGTTCGGCCTGGGCGAGGGTGTGCGGCCTGTCTTCGTGTTCACCGAGAGCACGCCGAAGTACAAGGTGCGCGTCCCCTTCGACAAGGTGGTCGAGAACGTGGCACGTGCCCGCTTCCCTGGTGAGTTCAAGTCGGCCCTGGCCTACGCCCTGCAGAGCGCGAAGCTCGGGCCGAAGTGAGGCGCCGCCGCCCTGTAGCCGAGGACTGCCCCGGTTTTCCCGGGTCCTTCCCAGGGTAGCCCCAAGACGGGTAATTCGAGCCACGACATTCACGCCGTGACAGATTTTTGAAGGGGTAGTCAGCCGGTAGTCAGTAGTCAGGTAGTCAGCACAGAGGTAGTCAACATGGCTTTGATGGGATATCGAGAGTACTCGCGCCACGCCGCGGTCACGCTCCGCGCAGTGCAGAAGGCGATCGAGGCCGGCCACATCAAGGTCACCGCCGACAAGAAGATCGACTCCGACCAGGCTGACCGTGACTGGAGGAACAGCGACGCGGTGCAGCGCCCCATTGTCAGCATGGGACAGCCCGAAAAACGCGGCGTTTCTCCGGCTGCGCCGGGCCGCGTGCGAAGCGCTGAGCGCGACCTGGTCGACAGCGCCAAAGCCGAGGCCGAGGCCGAGGCCGAGGCCGGGCCTGATGCGGAACCTGACGACTCGACCAGCGAGTACCGGACGCACCGGGCAGAGCGAGAGAAGTACAGCGCGCTGAAGCAGAAGCTTGAGTACGAAGAGCTAGCCAAGCAGCTGATTCCGGTCGACGAAGCGAAGCGGATCGCGTTCACGACGTTCCGCGGCATCCGCGACTCGGTGCTGAATGTGCCCGCGCGCTTGAAAGACCAGCTGGCAGCGCTGACCGACCCGCACCAGTGCGAGCGCCTGATGGAGACCGCGCTCTCGGCGGCGCTGGCGGGCATCGATGTCGGCAAGCTGCTGCAGGACCAGGACGAATAATGGGGGCAGTCGACGAATTCATCCGGTCGCTGAATGAGGCGATCAAACCGGACGACCGGATCCCGATTGCGGAGTGGGCGGAGAAGTATCGCATCCTCCCACCGGACAGCCCGGAGCCTGGCCCCTGGCGCAACAGCAGGACCCCGTACCTGGTTGGCATCATGGATGCGCTGTCGCCCGACAGCCCGTACAAGGAGATCTACCTCAAGAAGGGCCACCAGCTGGGCGGCTCCGCATTAGGTGAAAACTTCATCGGCCACTCGATCACGTCAGCGGCCGGCAACATCCTGGCGGTGTTCGCCACCGTCGAGGACGGCGAGAAGTGGAACCTGTCGCGCTTCGAGCCGATGCGCGAATCGACGGACGAGCTGAAGAAGCGGATCCGCGACAAGGACGTCAAGGGCTCCGACAACACGCAGCGCCGCAAGAAATTCCCGGGCGGCTTCCTGCAGATCATCGGCGCGAACAGGCCTGGCGGCCTGAAGTCCTCGACGATGCGCTATGTGCTGCTCGAGGAGATGGACGAGTACGCCGGAGACATCGGCAACCAGGGTGCACCGGAGACCCTTGCGAAAAAGCGGACCAGCAACTTCGGCCGCAGGGCGCGGATTTTCGGCAACAGCACGCCGACGATCGTCGGCAGCTCGCCGATCGACCGCAATTACCTGCGGGGCGACCAGCAGAAGTACATGGTCCAGTGCCCCGACTGCGGCGCACGCCAGTGCTTCAAGTGGCCGCAGATGAAGTGGCCGGAGGGCGAGCCTGAGAAGGCCCGCTACCTGTGCGAGCACTGCGACGTACTCAGCACCGAAGCGGAGTGGAAGACGCACGGCTACGACGGCGCCTACTGGCAGCCGACTGCCAAGGGCGAACCGGGCGTGGCCAGCTTCCACCTTCCGTCGCTGTACGCGCCGCTGGGCTGGAGACCATGGCCGGAAATGGCGGCCGACTTCGTCGCGGCCAAGGGTGACCCAGTCGCGCTGAAGGCCTTCATTAACAACGAGCTGGCGGAATGCTGGGAGGATCTGAGCGGCCAGGTCAGGGGCGCGGAAATTGCAAAGCGCCGTGAAGAGTACCCGCTGCGCTCGATCCCGAAGGGCTGTCTCGCCCTGGTGATGTCGGTCGACGTGCAGGGCAACCGCCTGGAGTACCAGATCCTGGGATTCGGCCGGGCCAAGAAGCATTGGGTGATCGATTACGGGATCATCGATGGCGACCCGGCCAAGGACGACGTGTGGACTCGCTTGACCACGCTGCGCGAGCGTCCGCTGGTGAACAGCTTCGGGGTGTCGATGCGAGTGCAGACGTGTGCAATCGACTCCGGCGGCCACCAGGCTGTATCGGCATGCGGGTGTGTTCGCGGTGAAGGGTGCGTCGACCGCCGGCAAGCCGGTGATCGGCCGCCCGGCCCAGATGGACGTGAACCACAAGGGCCGCACGATCAAGGCGGGCGTGCAGCTGTGGCACGTCGGCACGGACACGGCAAAGTCGCTGCTGTTCAACTACATCGCTTCCGACGAGGAGTCGGTCCCTGAAGACCGCTTCATCCGCTTTCCTGCAGGCCTAGCAGACGACTACTTCGAGCAGCTGACCGCCGAGGTCTACGACGCCGGGAAGTCCCAGTGGCGCAAGCTGCCGGGGCGCCGGAACGAGGTGATCGACTTGTTCGTGTACGGCTTCGCCGCGGCGTATCACCCGCTTTTGAGGCTAGACACGATGCGCGATGCCGATTGGGCCCAGCTGGAGAGCATGATCGAACCCGTCAACGGTGATCTGTTCACGGCGCCGCTCGCCCCGACAGGCGAGCCGGCGCCGATGGCGGACGAAACAGAACCTGGTGAGGAGGCTCCGGCAGCCGTCCCGGCGCCGACCGCGGCACCGATGCCGGTGGCACCCGCTGCCCAAGATGAACAACCACCCGAAAGCTCCTGGCTGTCGGGTACTGATAACTGGCTGGACTGAACATGGCATTCTCACTCAATCAACTGAACGCGCTCGAAGCGGCAATGGCATCCGGCCAGACCTCGGTCAGCTACGACGGCAAGCGTATCGACTACCGCAGCGTGGGCGAACTGGTCCAGGCCAGGAACATCGTCCGTGCTGAGCTGATCGCTTCCGGCCAGCTCAGCGCGTCCCCGCTGTCGAACCGCGGCCCGGGCTCGCTGATGACCTTCAGCCGGGACTGACATGAACCTGATCGATCAACTTGTCGGGATCATCAACCCGATGGCGGGCGTGCGCCGGGCCCAGGCGCGTAGCGCGCTCGAGCTGATGCGCGGCTACGACGCCGCGAAGGTCGGACGACGGACGGACGGCTGGATCGCCAACGGTGGCAGCGCAAACGTCGAGATCGCGCCGGCGCTGTCCCGCGTGCGCAACCGCTGCCGGGACGTGGTGCGCAACAATGAATATGCGGCCAAGGCGATCGACACGCTGTGCGTCAACACGGTGGGCGACGGCATCGTCGCCAAGGCACCGGACCAGCAGCTTTGGGACAACTGGTGCGAGTACTGCGATGCGGACGGCCAGCTGGACTTCAACGGCCTGATCGACCTGGCGCACCGCACGCGGCGCGAGAGCGGGGAAGTGATCATCCGCTTCCGGTCGCGCATGCCGGACGACGGGTTCGAGGTCCCGCTGCAGATCCAGGTGCTCGAGCCCGACCACCTGGACACGACCAAGACCGGGCTACTGGCCAACGGCAACTACGCGATCGCCGGCATCGAGTTCAACCTGATCGGCCAGCGCGTCGCGTACTGGCTGTTCCCGGTGCACCCGGGCGAGATGGCGAGCTACCAGCTGGCCAGCCTCGAGAGCAAGCGCGTGCCAGCATCCGAGGTGCTGCACTACTACCGCAAGCGCCGGCCCAGCCAAGTGCGCGGCATGCCTGAACTGGCGGTCTCGCTGCTGCGCCTGCGCGACCTGGCGGACTACGAGCAGGCCGAGCTGGTGCGCAAGAAGATCGAATCATGCTTCGTCGCCTTCGTGCGCACGGACGACACCACGATGCGCATGGGAAGCGAGGTGAAGCAGGCCTCGCGCGCCGTGAACGAGAAGGTCGCGCCCGGGATGATCAAGTACCTATCGAATTCGGAGGGCGTCGACTTCGGCAACCCGGCATCGAGCGGCGGCTACGGCGACTACACCGAGACGCAGCTGCACGCGATCGCGGCCGGTGCCGGCGTGATGTACTCGCAGATGACGGGCAACCTGTCGAACTTCAACTTCAGCAGCTACCGCGCCGGCCTGGTGGAGTTCCGCCAGATGATCAAGGCCGAGCAGTGGCTGGCCCTGAAGCCGATGGTGCTGGCGCCGATCGGGCGCCGCTTCCAGGAAGTGGCACGGCTGGCCGGCAAGACGCGCAAGCCGGTGACGGCGATGACGTGGACCATGCCGAAGCTGCCGTGGGTCGACCCGCTGAAAGACGTGATGGCGGCGAAGGAAGAACACCGCGGCACCATCAAGAGCATTTCCGAAACGATCCGCGAGCGTGGCGACGATCCCGACAAGGTATTTGCCGAGATTGCTGCCGAGCGCAAGAAGCTGAAGGAACTCGAGCTCCTGAGCGATTCGGACGCGGCGATCTCGAGCCGCCTGATCGATGCCGGCACTGCAGCACAAATGATTGGCCAGCAGTAGAGCGCAACACCTTCCCGATATCAGCCCCGCCGGCCAGCGCCGCGCGGGGCATTTTTTTAAAGGCGACACATGAATTTGAAAGACCTTCCCAGCGAAGTCCTGCAGATGCCCATGCAAGCGCGCTCGGCTCCGATCACCACGGTCAATGCGGACACACGCACGGTCGACCTGGTGTGGACCACCGGCGCCGGCGTGCGGCGCTACGACTGGTACAACGACCGCTACTACGTCGAAGAGCTGAGCATCGATCCGAAGCACGTCCGGATGGGGCGGCTCCAGTCCGGACAGGCGCCGCTGCTCAATACCCACTCGCGCTGGGACCTGAGCTCCGTCTTCGGCGTCGTCCGCTCGGCTGCGCTCGAGAAGGATCAGGGCATTGCGACGGTGGAGTTCTCGAAGCGCGAGGAAGTCCAGCCCTATTACCAGGACGTGCTCGACAAGATCATCTGCAACGTGTCGGTCGGCTACACCGTGTACGAATACGACCGGATCCCGCCAAGCGCTGACGGGCAGCCCTGGATCTACCGCGCGATCGATTGGGAGCCGAGCGAGATCTCGCTGGTCCCGATTGGCGCCGACGCTGACTGCGGCACCCGCAGCGACGACCCGAACAAGCCGAACACGAAGCCAGGCACCGACGTGCGCATGGCGCCCTGCAAGTTCAATACCCGTAGCACCTCCGTAGTTCAACCGCCGGCAGCCGCCGGTAACCAAACCAGAAAAGGAAACACCATGCCCGGTGAACAAGATAATTCGGCGGCGTCGTTGAACGCTCCGACCCAAGCGCAGCTCGAGGCGGCGCGCGCAGAAGGCGCAACGCAGGAAGCAGCACGCCAGGCCGGCATCCGTGAGGCAGTCACCCTCGGCGGCCT